ACGCCGCAATCAACATAGTAGGCATCACAAGGGTCGCTACCGAAATCTCTGGGTTGGAATTGTTCGATGTATCTTACGGTGCAAGCATCGACAACTCTGTTTACTACAGCCCATACCTCGTCTTCAGGGTCGCCGCTTATTCTTGCAATGGACTCGAAATCGGAATCGGTTAATGTACCAGCAAGATTGGTCTGTGTTACCATCCTTGACCACGCTGTTATGTTTTCTTTTCTCTCATACGAAAAGATTGGAAGTTCGCCATCGCCTCTTACGCACCAAAGAATAGAATCCGGTGTCTTCTGGAAAGCTGTATCATCTATCCCCCCATCCGTAACAAAGTTAGCCAAAATAGTCATATCCGGCGCAACGTAAGAATCAAGTTCCCAATTATAAGCCAGTTCCCTCATTTTCTCTGCGCCACGTTGAAAGAATAACACACTTTCGTTAGCTAATACAGCCTGAAGATTGGCACTGCCATAGGTTGACTGTTGTGTCGCTTTAACACTGGACGGAGTTAATGGTTCATCCGCCGCACCATCCAAAGTCCACTCACCGCCGGAAGTGCCTATAAGTATCTTATCCTTACCAATTATCCATTCGATTACATTGACCTGTCTCGATGACAAAGTGAAATTCAGGGCGTCATCATCTTCAGCGCCTTCTGTAAAGTTTCCATAATCACTTGTAACCGAAGCCCAAACAGTATCAGGCTGTGCAGTATTACCGCCGAATGTAAGCCTGTCCTCAAAGAATGTTACCGTTTGCGGCCAGCCCCTATAATTGCTCCACGCGCCTTCCGACCATTTATAGGTAGCATCTGTCGAGGCAAGAGTTGTTAATACTGTGGCTGTGGCGGAAGTTGCGGAGGCAACCGCCGTAATCTCGGCAATACCGATATGCTCTGTTTGGTCTGTTGTAAAGTAGGCTTCTATTGTACCGCTTGTATCATCTGTGAATATTATTCTGTAATCAGCATCGCCATCGTCTTCTGTACCAGAGGTTGATACATTCCTCGCAGTGGTAACTCCCTTAAATGGCAGCACAGTTTCCCAGCCAGCAGCGCCGTGAGCTGCGCCTATTGTGTAATTTCTTTGAACCTCAACTGTACCCAACCATGTTCCGCCCGTAGTCCACGTCCATTCTGCGCCCTTATAAAGTGTCCCACACGACATCCAACTTACCCCTTCTGTTTGGTCGGCAGTGTAATCATCTTCTAACGTATCTGCAAAAGCCAAAGTTTCAATAGGATGTACTAATTTGAATAGCGACCCTGTTTGGGATTTACTTGTAGCAATAGACCCGCTCGGTATATGGCCTGCTGTGGTACTGGCAACAAAAGGGGTATGGCCTGATGCAGTTAGGGTTACACTTCCTGTTGTACCGTCAGCGGCTATTGTTTTGGCAATATCAGCATTTTGCGTCCTGAACGGCCCGGTTTGTACGTCAGCAACACTTAATGTCCACGCCGTATCGCTGATGCGAGACAGTTCCCTCGTTTCGTAATCAGGATGGGTAATATATAACACATCAGCAGATTGTTCGTATTTAAGATTAAATAAGTCCGCCGTTAAATATGGAGTGGTTTCTTCAAGGGGAGTTGTTGAGTATAAAGCAGCTATTTCTACCGCACTTAAAACATCTTTGAACAGGGCTACGTTATCTATTTTATCCGGCCATATTCCCGAATATGTCGCCCCCACCAAGAAACCACCAAGAGTAAGTGCGCCAGTAAGGTCCTCCATTTTTACATAACTGGCGTCATTCGTAGCGGTACTGTCAACTGCTACACCATCTACATATAATGTAATAAAATTAGCCGCAGTCGCACCAGACCACGAACCATTCTCGCCTTCATAAGTACAACATACAAAGTGCCAGCCATTTGTCAATACTGCATCCGAAGTACGATACGGGAATTTACCTGCGCTTTCATCCGCAAGCCATAATTGTAATTTATTGTCTGCACTGATAGCAAAAAGCCATTCCCTTTTCGCAGTGGTATTCCACTTCGTTAAGATATGCGCACTGCCGGAAGCTGGTATTACGTAAATCCAGGCAGCAATACTAAAATCGCCATTAGTTCCTTCTATGAAAGTAAAATCTCCGTGGTCAGCAACGGCGGCGACAATAGTACCGCCTAAATTCAAACACGTACTAACTTTGCCTGTTTCGGAAACATCTTCTGTATTCCCACTGTTCAATGCCAAATTATGCGTAGCACCATCGGCGTCCAAGACAACACCATCGGCCTCATTATCATTCAATTTCCAATGACCAACTATATTAGCAGTATGAGCACTTAAATCCTCACTCCCCACACCGTCTGTGATTTGCGCACTATCAGTATAAAATCGCATATACTGATTGCCCGCTTCGATTATATATGATTGCGAAGTTGAAAACTCAAATGGCAGAATCCTCGTAGCAAGAGAAGAAGTCTTGACCTCAGCGATATATTTCGTGCCAGGTCGCTTCATCGCCCCACCCTGTGGTAAGGGTATCATATTCTCCATTATAGAACAGCCAGCCTGATATTTGACTAAATCTTCTCTGGCGCCTAATAATGGAGACAATTCACCACTATTAAAATTATTGAATATTCTGTACGGGTTTTCAGCAAATGCAACCGAACATAATAAAAATACCAAACATATCTTACGCATTATATTCGCCCCCTGACTCGTCCAGACCGACGTGCGTTTAACCATTTATTAGTCTTTATAGCTATCGCCCCACCTTCTTGAGCATCGAGAGAACGTGCAATATCAAGATAACCCGTAACCTTCCTGCTACCATAAAGCATAGCCTGAAGATTCAACGATACATCTTCGCTTTGCTTTATCGGCGAACATAACATTCGGGCGAGATTGAGAACGAGACACTGTTTGGCATACACCGGCCACGTGCTGAAAGTAGTATGCTGATAGATATATTCGACTTTAAGGGTCGAATAATCACCTACTTGAGAAGTCCAATAAGTAGCTGTGTCAGCACCGACACCAGGCTCGTCATCGGCATCGCCGGAAGTATGGGCTACTATACAAAGGTAAGTTACGTCATCATTTGATATATATTTACCTGCAAGGTAAGCCGTTTCGTCTGCCCAATCAGAAGGAGCAGTACCCTCATCGGTCAGTATTAAAGCGTTTTCAACCTCAAACTCGGCAAGCTGGTCTTCTTCTATCTGTAAGATTTTCAGATAATCTGAGGGTGGGGTGAAAGCGTTGTCATACCCGAATAGCGGGTCGGTAGTTTGTATAGCAAAAGCCCTTTTCTTAGCGAAGTTCCACCTGTGGGCAGTGAGTATCTCATCCCTTGCGTCATCGAAGAATGTTACACAATAAACATAATTCTGTTCAGTTGTTGCGCCAACAGTTATTGCTTCTGCTCCCAATAAGCCAAGAGATTCATTCGCAAGGGCGATGTTTTGGGCACTGTCGGTCATCGACATAATAAGCTCCTTAATTCGCTGTTACTACTGCCGCCGCTTCAAGTTTTCGATAAGACATATACCAAGTGATTTTACCAGTAGAAGTCGTGGCGGGGTCTAATATAATTACACCCGGCGAGCAGAACCAACTTAAAGTTTGCCCTGCGCCTTGCTTTCCCACAAATGTCAATACACCCTCACTTACGGCGTTAGTGAACGTAACAATACCTCCTGCAACCAAGGCATCAATATCTACTGCTGTGCAAAAATCACGGTCGTAGGCTGCACCGGCAGTGGCGTCAAGATATATGTCGGTAACACCAACAGTTCCAATAGACGTGGTGCACTCGCCAAATAAAGATACAATCTCAATCCGGCCACCGGTAACAGTGAACATATCGTCTGTAGCGCCAGATAATACAGAGTCCATTGAAATTGTCTGAACATCCTGGTCGTATGACCTGACAACGGCAAAGGCAGGAGATACCACGTAAACAATAACCATACAAGCTATAATGAGCAATGCGGCTATGGCTATTTTTCCTGTGTGTTTTTTCATTTTGTGTTCCTTAAAAATAAGGGGACGGTGTAAAAGCCGTCCCCATTAAAACTTACATTGGTGTAACTGTTACGCCTGCTTTCAGAGGGATGAAAGTCATATAGACATCGAATACACCAGCTTGGGCACTGTCGTCGTTGATAAGGGCTATCACGCCCGGTTCACAGTACCAAGGGTTCATCAAGTTAGCGCTACCTACGTTAGCAGTTTGAGCCAATAGTAATATCGCAGCAGGATTTGCGCCATCAAACAATATCCGGTCGCCATCGTTTGCGGCAGCTACATCAACAGCAGAAGAAAGCTCAACGTCTTGGGTGTCAGTGGCATCTAACCAGATAGTCCAGGTATTCGTCCCATCAACATCAGTTGTACAATAGAAAGATAAACTGGTTATCAAAACAGGCCCGCCAGCAATGGTAAACAAATTATCGTCATCAGCGGCTGGCATAGTCATATTTACTACATACTCTCTACCAGGGACATATCCAATACCTACGGCTGCAAACGCACTGCCCTGAAGCTCAGTGTAGGTATTGCCAGAGAGATAACAGTCAGCAGCAACAATAGCCAAGTCAGGAGTTGCAACATTTGTAACAACGAAATTATCCTGAATCCATCCGGTAGTTGTTGCTACAAGTGTTATGCCAGGAGTAACATCTAAAGTAGTTGCAGCGTCGCCGATGTAACCGCACATAATCCTGTTGTCCTTAATCGTGATGAAATTCGAGGCTGTAGTCTCATTCTGGATGTGAGCAACGGCAACATCACCAGAAAACTCATTGTCTATGATTTGAAGATAATCACAGTCAATAAAGTTAATAGACGCTTGTGGGCCTGCATTAGCACCTATATCACTATTGAATCTGCAATGTTGGATTGTACCTCTATCACTGGCTGTTCCTGATACATAAATGGTATCAACAAACTCGTCAGTACCTGAAGTTTCACTCTCGAATACACAATCTTCGATAACAAAGTCAGTACATCCGGCCTCTACGACAATAGCACTTGCTACCGCCGTAACAGTTGCGATGAACTTAATACCGTGAACCTTAGTACCATCACCAGTAGCGCCTATAATAAACGTGTCAGTTGATACCTTGTAACTCACTGTAGGTAAACGAGTACCATTACCAATGCCCCAAACGGTAACATCGGTCTTATCAAGGTCAACAAAAGCAGTGCCAGCATCCTCGGCGTGAGAAGGATGAATCATTATCCAATCTCCTGCGCCTGCGGTGCAATCATCTACAGCCGCCTCGATTGTTACCTCTGCGTTAGTCCAATCGGCTCCAGTACCAGAACCAGTTGCGTTACTGTTGACATAAAATACATCACCACCCACTTTGTTAGACGCCAAGATGTCGCTACTAAGTATTAGGATGTCGTCAACAATCCCATCTACCACAGCAATCGCAGTCGAATCGTCGCCTTGTGTAGTTTTTCTTGCATAAGTAGCAGAAGCACAAAGCAGTAAAACTAAACAAATTGTAAATAAACGTTTCATTTTGTACTCCTTTCTTTATGGGATTAACATATCCACAATGGTACACTCGTCCGTTGCCGAGATATAAATACAAATACCAATCGGAACATCGTCCGTAAGTGCATCGTTAAGGTGAACCGTACCAGTAACTTGCTCAGACGAACATACTATATCACCTGCAACAAGAGTATCAGTATCATCGCACAGTATGGCACAGTAACCCCTGAATTGTGCCCAATAGTAATACGACGCTGGAATGATAGTCATTGTTGCACCAACCAAAGAAGATACAGGGTCAACTGGACTAACCACTGTTTCAAAACACTTGTTCGCAAACACAACAATATCATCAGTAGCTGCAATAGCATTACGCAATCCACCTGCATCTGCTATTTCAACATTCAGGACGGTATCGCTGGTTGTCCATTTGGCGTTCTTGATGAGGTACATATCACTCATTGCCGTACCACCATCACCAACCAATAGCCACCCATCAATCAAATCATCGGCTACTAACAAGTTGGCAGTGGTAAGCAAAACATCAAACTTCTTGACTCCAGCAGACGCTCCATAGGCTGTTTGAATCAGTGAATCAATTTGTTGTGCGTCTGGGGTAGCAGCAGATGTTAAAGATGCTTTTGCAATTTCAGTTGCAGCGGCTTTGGCATATCGCCACATACGACCATCTCTTGCTTCTGCAATAGCACCAAGTGGAAATCTTTTATCCACAGTTGGTGTCCATATATTACAATCAGCCAGAAGATTTTCAGCCTTGATTCGCCATTGTGTGTGGTTCGGCACTGTGGTCGAACCCAAAAATAAATTATCGTAACTCATAATTTTTTCCTTTCAAAAAATTGGACTATTCAGCCAAAATTAAGTTTATACTTCACATTCGATTTTGATAACTTTGTCTTCGTCGAATCTCATACAGCCCATATTCATATGGACGTAAACCTGTTGTGAATAAGAATGGGTGGGTAATCTGTCAATCTCGGTAGTCAATT